AGATGCACTATAACCTGTTTCTCCACCACCAGGTAAGGATACAGATTTAAATTTAAAATAGTCTCCAACCAATAAACCATGAGAAGTTTTATTAACGGTAACGGTTGCAGATCCTGTTGTTGAATCAAATGTACAACCAGTTACGTCAGCTTCAATAGGTGTGATGTCATAGAATCCACCTTCATAATAAATTACTAAAACTCTAGAGGTACCTAAAGCACCATATTTTTTACCAGTTAAATCTGTCCATGTATGTTGATCCCTAACGGGTCCTGCTATTTGTCCGTCAACTAATTGTTGCCAACCTCCTATTTTCTCAGGTTGACCATATCTAAAACGTACATTATCCCCATCTACCCATTGACCTTCTGCTCCGGTCTCTGTGGCTTGTTTGTTAAATCCTGGCTTAAATTGTATTTTCTGAAGCATAGCACCTCATTATATATGCTTTTTATTATTTTGGTAGTACTATATTCCATTCTAGCTTAGATAGCAAATCTTCTAATTGCACTACTTTTAAACTATTATTATTCAGATAAGTATGAAGTTCTTCTACATCCACAATAATATATTGGTCTTTAATATCGTATACTATTTTATCAGCTTTAGTTTTAAAGGATCCACCCTTACTATTATTCTTTAAAGGTCTTAAATCAAACTTAAATTTTTGATTATGCAATATACCTTCTATATCCCAAAGTTCTTTTTCTTTTTGATTAGAAGTAGCTTCTTTTATATCTATAAGTAATTTCTTAAAATTATTCAAAATAATTAAAGTTAATAACTATTCTATAATCTTGATTGGTACAAGTTGTTGATGCATGTTCAGTATTTGCATCAAAAATAACTAGTTTGTTTTTTTCAGACACTACCTTTTTATTGTTTTTAAATAAGGTATAACCATTATTTGTGTTCACATAATAGATAGCAACTTTACAATTTTTTACACTAGGATTTACATCAGCATGCATCTTATGTTTAGTAATTTTACTATCCCTAGGTACTAAGTTTGCTTTAATTCTTACTAGAGAAACTGGTTTTAATATATTTAAAATAGGTTGTAGCAAATCAAATAAACCAGAATTGATTTTAAAGTTACTGTAAAATATGTGATTAAATTGATAATCCTTATCAATACCTTCATTGACTATACCTCTAGTTATAAACCAAGGAAAAACATTTGATGTAAGATTTTTTTCAATATCATCAGCTATTTCTTTTTCTAAAACGTTTTTTATTGTTTTCATTAATATTTACCATCCACATCTTTTATATTAATAAAGCTGTCACTTTCTTTATAACCAATTTTTCCAACAGGGAAAAAATTCATAGCCAAAGAATACCTAGATTCTTTATTTTCACCTGGCAATATCTTATGATATAGATAACTTGGAAATATTATTAGTAAACCATCATAGGGATTAATTGTCCATGCATCAGCATTCCAAAGGTTATGTTCTGATTTTGTTAAATAGATTGATGAAGGTATTCTAAAATTTTTAAATGTTATTCCTCCACACCCTTCTGTTGTTTTTAAATATAAAACTGCACTCATAACAGAATTACCATGATCATGAGGATCAGAAGTTTGTCCATACTGACTTTTAGTAAACCAAGAAGTAGTTAGTTTAAATTTGTTTACATATTTTAAAACATGTTCACAATAATAATTAACATAATTTTCTAACTTTTGTTTTTCAGTTTTAAAAATTTTTCTATCTAAAATATTCAAACTATCACTTTGATCTACTTGATTTTTAAAACTATCAAGTCTGCCTGCTGTTCTATATTTTTCTTTCTCTGCTGCTTTTAATATTTTTTTAATGTTAATATCTGTTTTGATAGAAGCAACAGGTGAGCTAAATATTGGATCTAAATTTATATCTATATTGTTCATTTTTTAATAGTTATTTTTTTACCTTTAAACCACCCTGGAAGTCCTAAACAATATCTTGTGTCAAATTTATTTTCTTTAGAACCTTTTGTTTTAGTATTATTATAATGTAAAAAAACTTGTGCACATTTTTCTCCTGTAAATTCTTCTCTCCAATGTTCTAAATCACACCCTTTATATATTAACATATCACCTGGTTTTAAGTCTATTTTTATGCCCTTAGTGTTATCTGATACATATCCAAAACTTTCATATTTTCCTTTTGTCTTATCAGGTTCTATATAAATAGGCCATGAGTCACCACCTAAATTTATTGTTGTAGATATTTCACAACTAAATCTATCTTTATGTCTTTTAAGAACATCTCCTTTTTTATAAATTCTTGCATATGAATAAGCTTCAGTTAATTTTAAATTGGTATGTTTTTCCATTATTGGTTTTAATTTTTCTAATAAAGTTTCCATAACAATATCTGAATAATGAGAATAAGTATTTGGAATCATTTCATCATCCCAAGTTCCAAAATATTCTGTAAAAGGTGATATGTATTTTGATTCAAATAATATGTTAGCAACTTTTTTCTTATTTAAAAAATATTGATAAATAAAATCTATTAGTTCTTTTGATACAACTTTTTTAACAACACAGTATTTATTTTTTTTAAATGACATATTATTTATAGTAATTAACCGCTGATTTTAAAATTGCTTGACAGTTCCAATGTATAAATCTGAATGGTTCATATCCAGCATCTACAACAAATTCATGTGGTAAATATGAAGGAAAGAAAAACATTTTACCTGGTTTACATTTAAAATTTACTCGATTAGACGCAAAAGTTAATTTAGACATATCTTTTTCAGGTAATGAATTCATTAATTTTCCAGACCTAGGATCTTCAAAAACAGGCATAGAAGTTTTTTCACTAGCTTTTAAAAAATAAAAACCAGACATATGACCATTCCAATGTGTATGTAAACTATGATTACCACCACCTTTTTTAGCAAATTCTTGCACCCACATTTCTGTTAAAAATACTTGATAATCTGTTAAATCATAACCTACTTCTGATAAAAGATTAGCAGAAGTTGCTACAACATAATTTTGTAAATCTCTAAAATTATCATCTCCAATTAAAGTTGTTGAATGAAACACATGTCCGATATCTCCTTTATCTCCAAATTTATTATTTCTTTTATCTAACTTATCTTTGTCTCTTATTTTTGCTTGTTTAATATAAGGATCAGAAGCTTTATTTAATTCTTTAACAAAAGCAGGTTCTTCTGCTAACCATATTGGTGTTATAAAATGATTTTCTACTTTTAATTTTTTTGGATATGTTATTTCTTTTTTCATAATTTATTTAAAAGGATAGCCTAAATTCCAAATAACAAGACTGTACCTTTCTCCTCTCTTTATTGGACATACTCTATGCCATATAAATGAAGGAAATACAACTATAGATCCTTTAGGCAATATTTCTGTACATTTTATTTTTTTATTTTTTGTTGGTATTTGATTTCTAAAATCAAATTCTAATTCACCTCCCTCATAATCTTTTGGATTTGATAAAGAAACAGTGACTGATAATTTTCTTATTTTATTATGAAAAGGGTCATTAGGATTTTCTCTTTTATAAGGTCTATCCCAACCATCATTGTGCCAATCATAAAATTGATTTTTACTATATTTTGTAAATTGACAAGATTCAGAATGATCATAATGAAAATTCCATCCTGCGTTTTTATTTGCTATTCTAACATAAGGATGAATTTCTTTGTATATCCAAGTATCTTCTAACCAAACTATATTTGAATCTCTTGTTTTTTTTAAATCTTTAACTTCTTTGTTAGATAATTCTCTACCTTGATAAGGACCAGTAACAGCTAATTTTTGTTTTTTTAAATTACCATATTTAACAATATCATCACAAATTCTTTCAGGAACTGCTGATTTGAAATACCAATAATAATGTTGTAAATTCATATCCTTTATAAAAGGATAAATATCATTTTAGATTAAATAGTCAATATTTAGGCTTGTACCCAAGAAGAGCCATTCCAACTATATATAGTTGGATTTTCGGAAGTATCATCTGATCTAATTGCTTCCCAGCCTTTAGTATTATCTGCTTGATGTGCAGATTCATTCCAACTGCATGCATAAAATGTATTTTCATCTATAAATAGTTGATCTTCTGTTGGTCTTGCAATTGGAGGTTGCCAATCATCATTGTCATCTAAAGACCAAGAAGAATATGGTTGATTTTCTATAAATATATCTTTTTCAGGATTATATGTATAATTAATACCTGCATATTGTTTTCTTTGTGAACCATCTTTATAAGTTTGTTTCCATGTTCCACCCAAAGCATTTGCAGCCCATGCTTCTTTATCTGCAATATCATCACCTACTTTTAAAACTCTTAGGACTACATTGTTTGAATCTATTTCTGCTACATATGCCATATTATGATACCGTTAAAGTTCCTGTTACATTAAATGTTGCTACCTTACAACCACCTGGAGTTGTTGTAACTGAATTACATCCTGGTGCTACACTTACACCAGCACAACCTGGAAATCTTAAAATAACTCTTCCGTCTCCACCTGTTGCTCCTGGTCCACCACCTGAAACACCCGAAACTCCTCCTGAGCCTCCGCCGCCTCCGCCAAGGCCGTCTGTTCCTGGAGTTCCAGATAAACCTGGTCCTGATGGTGCTCCTGGTCCACCACCACCTGATCCGCCAGTTCCTCCTCCAGATCCTGAAGGTCCGTGTGAACCTCCGCCTCCACCGCCACCATAAGTGACAGATGAACCAGATATTGAATTTGATTTACCATTTCCTCCAGACTGACCTGAACCTGCAGCATTGGCACCACCGCCACCGCCGGCTTTTAGTCCAAAACCTGGAGCTGCGTTATTTCCTTGAGGAGGACTTACTGGTGGTACATTACCTGATCCTCCTGTTCCACCTGGGTTAGGTGAACCACCTCCACCAGAACCTCCATCTAAACCTGGTACGTTACAGTTGGAACCACCTCCACCGCCTCCGGCAGATGTTATACATAAACCTACTAATACAGAATCATTTCCAGGATTACCATTACCACTTCCACCACTAGCTCCTCCAGAGCCAACAGTAATTGTGTGACAGCCTACTTCATAACAAACAGCAGCTACACATGCATCACCAAATGATGTTCTGTAACCACCTGCACCGCCTCCGGCTCCTTTATTTCCACCACCGGCTCCTCCGCCAGCAAGAACTAAATAGTCAGCAGCAAATATTTTTTTACCACCACGACCATAGCCGCCTTTTCCACCAGCTGCGAATGAACCTAATATCGGCATCTTTCTTTAATCCTCCTATTATGCAAACTGTGTTTGCGCTGCTAATACTGTAAAAGTAGATGAAGCTGTTTTAATAGCTGTGAATGTGTACACATCATTTGAGTCAGTATTACCACTAGTTGGTGCAGATCCACCTTGCCATACTGGGGTTACTGTAGTTCCATCAACTTGTACTGTAGTATTATAATAAGCTGTTCCACCTTGACTTGAGATGTATGCAACTGTGATTGATTCACCTGTGTCCATAGAAGCATCTAAAGAATTTGAACCATCACCTCTTAAATTAACTGTAAAGTTTGCAGAAGCATCTGCAGTATCTAATCTTACTGCTTGAGTATTTGTATCAATATTAACGTTTGATGTAAATGTACCATTAACTTCTACTTTTTCTGCAAGACCTTGAATTTTACCATTACCATTTAATGTAACTCTTCCAATTCCTTTTGGAGTTAAGTTCATGTCAATGTTTGTATCATCACCAGTTGCAGATAATGCTGGAGCATTTCCAGTTGCTGCATTGGCCATTGTAAATTCGTTTACTGCTGAAGCAGTTTTTGAAAAAGTTAATTGTTGTAAACCAGAATCATCTTGAATTCCAGTAGCATCATCCATCTGAATATTTTTACCATTAGCATCTAAGTCTGCTGCTAATTGTGGTGCATAATCATTTGAAACTTTTCCAACATTTGAATCTACAACATCAGTTCCATTGATGTATAAAACTTTTGTACCTTTATCTGTTGCAGAAAAAGTTACACCAGATTGACCTGATACTAAAACAGTTACAGTAAATGCACCTGTTGTATTGTTTTTAATTAAATAAACTTTATTTGTTACTGAAGCTGGAACTGTTACAGTTCTGTTTCCTGTAATTGTTCCTGTTAATTCAATTACAGCATTTTTACCGTTTGAAGTAGCTGCATTTGAAAAAGTTAAATCTGTGTTTCCAGCACCGCCTGCAATTGATACTGCTTCATAACCAGCGATAGCTTGTTGTAAAATAACTAAGTTTGTATTTGTGATGTCGCCCCATAGTCCGGCTTTTTCACCTGTGACCATTAATTCTAGTTTAAGGTCTGTTGAATAACTTGATGCCATAATTTTTTATCCTCGTTGTTTTATTTTTACTAAAATTAAGCGGCCGTGTCAATAATATTCCAATTAACATTTGTGCCGGTATCGACAATCTGCCAAGACTGTACATTAATGCTTCCAGCAGTAGCTGTCAAGCCAATTCCTGTTGGAAATATTTCAGCAGAAGCACCTGCTACTGCATTTCTTAACCCAACTTCTAACGCTTGTCCAGTAATACTTGCAATAGTCACAGCCTCTAATTCAGCTTGTCCTTGACCTAATCCTAGAGCAATTCTAGGTATATCAGAACCTGTTGAATTAACGATATTTGTAGAACCATTTACACCGTCAAAATGAAGTAAAGAAATAGTATTTCCATCTGCCGTAAATGCTGAAGTAGGAGGTGTAAAGAGACCTGTATATCTTGCAATATCAGAAGATCTAAACTCATCTATATAACCATTAAAGAATTGAGTTTCACCTTCGTTTGCTCCTATCTTATAAGATTGACCTGGATAACTATCTCCACCTGTAGAGTACTGAAGTTTAGGAGTTCCATTAATGTATAAAGTTAAAAGAGTTGAATTTTGTACTAATGCAAAGTGATTCCATTGATTATTATTTAAACTAGGCGTACCTGTTTGTTGAAGAATTGTACCATCTTGAATTAATCTTAGCTGTCCAAATTGT